ATTGTCTAGCTTTGTATAAGTCTTTTAGTTTATCTTTCCTTTTCCATCTTGATACATACTTCACTATATTGCCTTCACACCATCCAAGACCATTGGCAATAATGTAATCCCACGCTTGAATCTTTTGAGTTACATAATGATTTCCACCTACTTGAATGCTATCTACATTAGATACATTAGCATCAAATGTTTTTTCATAATCTTCATATGTAAACTGTGAAGCCCAATCATAATTTGTTCCAGCACCAATACTCATCCTTGATTCTCCAAATAAGTTTTATATTGTTTACACCATTTATTGACTAAGCAATAGTCTTTACATCTAGTTCTATCGCCTTGTCTAATTTGTATTTCGTAACCAGCACCAGCTTCTTTCTTTGCTATTTCAGCTAATTCTGCTGAGTCATGTAGGGACTTGGCTCTTACACCACCTTGTTTCATTACTGCCCATACAGGTGGCTTTTCCCACATTTCTTGAGGTGTGCAGTCTGGGAGTTCTTCTCCCATCTCCATAGAAAATTCAGCTAGACCATGCTTTTCAATCCGACCTCTAATAAATGCATCTTGCTCTTCAAATGTCCATAATGGAATATCTACTAGGGCTACATTGCGTTGCGGATAATCTGGTTTACGTTCAGCTTCACGCTTTGACCAATCCTTAAGGATAGCTACAATTTGTAATGACTTAATAGGTTGTTTCTTATTAACACTCACTAAGTACGCATAGATATTAAGTTGTTGTTCCCACTCTGGCTTATCATTCATTACAGCCCATACAGATGTTGTCTTGTAGTCTTTAATGTTAATACCATCTGGTTCTATATGTTGTAGGTCAATTGCACCGGATAATACCCATCCACTAACTTCTGCAGATAGACGCTGTTCAACAATGTTGTTAGCATCTGCGCCTTTTTCTAGCACATTATGGACTGCTGAACCAAAAATTGACCATATCATATCTGATACATCTTGTTCTAATTCATCATCATACTTCTTTAATAGCGTAACTATCTTAGGACTATTAAGAAGACTTGTAGCTGAGATATGAGCCTTACCTTTTGAATAGCTAGGGTTCTTAGCTATATTTACAAATGGTGCAGGTAAAAGAAAATGGTTAGTTATTCTCATGTTTCACAATTCCCACTAGGACACATAACATTATTTAACATAGCCTCTCCTAGTTCATCAAAGGCTTTGTCTTTAGCTATTGCATCAGCTGATCTACATACATCATCTAACAAATTGTATTCATTTTCCATACAACGCATCTTAATTTTCAAACCACGACTACGACCATGATCTGCTAATACAGATGTAATAAATTCAGTTTGCTCAATAGTCTTCTTTTCTAAATCTAGGTATTGCGCCTCTTCCATCTCAATTTCTGCTAACACTAAAAACCTTTTCATTTCTTGTCCCTCCAAATTTGTTCACATTGTTGTTGAGTGTGTGTTTTTAAACATTCCTTAAAGTCAGCTCTATCTGCATTGCCCCAAAAGAAGCAAAGTATTTGAACTAATGCGTTAAGTCCATCCATTATGCACAAACTGCCATAGTCAATAGTAATACTAATAAGGCAATAAACAAAGTAATAGCAAACCTATGGTTAGATCTTTTCTTTTGTTTACGAAGTAATGCTGACTGAAATAGGTAAGCATCGCTATCTATTTTGTCAACAGTTCTTTGGCCTTCTTTCGTGTTACTATATATATGTTTCATATTGCCCCCGAATAGATGAAACGTAATAGTGGCATATAATAAAATACATGTCAATAGGTTGTACCCATATATTTTCATGTGTTATAATAACAGTTATGAAACAGATAAAAATTATATTACCCTATCCTCCAAGCGTAAATCATTACTGGGGACAACTAGGTTCTAAAAAGTATCTTGGTAAAAAGGGAAAAGAGTTTAGAGAAGCGGTGTTTATTGCCGTCTATAACGCACGCCAAGGGGCCTTAAACGGACGATTGCACATGGAGGTATACCTGTACCCTCCAGATAAGAGAAAACGGGATGTAGATAACGTTTTAAAGCCTTTGCTGGATGCTATGGAACATGCTGGGTGTTATGAGAATGATTGTCAAATAGACAAACTTTGTATTACTAGGCGGGAAGTTATTCCAAATGGTTCATGCCATGTGGAGATAAAGGTTATTGATTCCTAATTTTTTCTACAATATCATTGAATTGATTCATTTTAATGATCTTAATATTGTCAAGTCTTTGTAATACTGCTTTAGGCGCACCATTCATTTCTTGTTGTTTCTTTGTGGCATTGATTTTATTAATGTTAGCCTCATAACCTTCAGCCATACGCCAAGCTCTAGCCTCTGGATTATCTTTATAGTATTGGGCGGTGGCTTGTGGATCACCTCTTAAGTTTTTAAGTGTAAGCTCATGCTCATACATAGCATTAAGATTAGTATAGAATCTTGAAGTAATCACTGGTTTAGTATCAATCTCGCCTTGGAAACGACCTAATACTGGAACTTTGTATGCTGGAACTTCTTCACCAGCTACCTTAGCTTTAGCATATTCATATGTCTTGTGTATACTTCCCAAAACTGGACCTAAATATGTGCTTGCTAAGAAATCTATATCGTCTCCAGTAGGACTCCAGCCACCTTTTGTATAATCAGTTCCGCCAGTAAGCTTGTTCATCCATCTAGCAATTTCTTTACCCCACTCTGATCCAGACTCTTTAGTTCTCATATATCCTGGTGTTGGGCGGGTGTATGAATCTTTCTTAGATATGGTTTGACCAAAGGCATTTGTATTTGATCCATGCTCACTAATTGCATAAGGAGGCGCCCATGCAGTAGGAACTAATGCATTTGTAGAAAGACCTTGGTTTCCAAATGGGCTGAATGTTGAGAAGAATGAATTAGTCCAATCTAATGCATGTTTACCAATACGAGCCTTAGCAAATCCATGATGCTTGTACACATCCATGGCAGCTTCAGTTAAAATTCTACCAGTATTAGGTAAAATATTTAAACCGTATGGCATAGGTATAGTGTTGTATTTACCATCACCAGTTGGAATAATAAGGTTATGTTCTCTAATGTACTCTGGTGGATCATCATCTTTAAATCCAGCTGCTGCTATAATCATAGCTTGCATAACGCCTAATAAAATACCACCAGCTACAATTCTACCTCCAGATGGACCTTTTAATGTTTCAGCTAATCTTACGGTGCCTTGTATAGATGCATTGAAGAATAGATACAGCGATCTTAAGATTACAGTTCTAGAACCTTTTTTATCAAAGTTAATAGTTAAGTTCTTAGCAACACTTGCTGACTCTTGTGGGGAGTAACCAGCCTCACGCATTTGTTGATATGATGCAAGACGAACACCATTTTCAATCATAGATGCAAAGTCATAAGTCATGTTGATAACATATCTAAATACTTGCTTAGCATTGTTATCTTTAAATTGATCTAATAAATTAGTAATGTATGTTCTATCTTCACCGGTATGTAAAATTGCATAACGGTTAGATGTTTGGAATCCAGCATCTAAAGCTTCATTGTATATTCTTTGCCATTTATAAATGCTTGGATTGTATCCACCACCAGCACGTTCTTTTCTTATAACACTCATAATGCCTAACATAGCTGGCATAATCTTAGATGTTACTTGTATCTGTTTACCACGAATTGGTGTAGTAGATAAGTTAACCATACCAAATGGGTAGTCTTTAAATCCGTTGACGATACCAAAGATAGGGTTTAATACTGTGTATACTTGACCTAGGTAATGTGTAATAAATCTATTGGCACGCAAGAACCAGCCTAGTTGCTGAGCGTCTAGTTGTTTTAATGTTCTAATCATCGTAACTGCGTTAGGGTCTTTTTTATTAAAGAACACATAACGCTCATGGCCATTCATTTTGAATGTAAGAACATTGTCACCAAATCTAGCGTTACGGCTAACTCTAGCGTCTACAACTTCTTTAGTATTTGGAATTGGGAATCCAGTGGTTGGATCAATGACAAAGTCAGATGGCTTAACTTTTCGTAAGTATTTTTCTTTTGGTTCTGCCATAATGTTATCAACAACATCTGCAGCATTATCATATCCAAGTTGTTGTAACTCTGCAATTAGTGCTTCTCTATCATAGATAGCATCTGGATTCACTGATATTGCAAACTTTGGAGCAGGATGCTCTAGGAATAATCTATAGATAGATTTACCTACTTCATTGTTTTCAGCACGAGCAACCGCTCTTTCTCTTTGATAAAGCAATCCATCAGCAATACTAATTACTTGTTTTTCAGAACCAGTAGCACGCTTAGAAAAATCTCCACGAACATCAGTTCCAGAACCAGTTCTTAAACCAGCTGGCATGGCTTGTTGTTCTTGCTCACGGTTTAATGGAACATAGAATGGATATGTCTCATTCCATAAATCTATAGTCTCTTGAGTTTCTTGACCAGATTCTACAAGAAGTTTTTGTGTCTTATCACGGATGGCATACCACTTCTTAGCAATATTTTCCATGATTTGTTTGCGCTCTGGAGTAAGGCTATTTAGATAATCTAAAGCTTCTTGTGTAGACATGCTTGATGCACGATCTTTTAATCTATAAGGAATAATATTTCCAGCTCTATCAACCTGGTGATTGATATTATTCATTCTTTCATTGTATGCTGGGGAATGTTTAGCTAGTAGGTACTTGTTAATCTCTTCTAGAGATACGCCTTTATCTAGCATTTCCTTAACAATTGGATTTACTTCTTCATTGGCAAATACCATGAGTTGAGCAGAAATACGGCTGTTCTTAAGCGCTTGTTTCTTTTCAATGTCAGTCATATCACTAATAGTTCTATTAAGTGATCTGAGAGTCTTCATGATCTTAGTTAATACAACATCTTCATCAGCCCAAGCTTGATACCATTTGCTTAATAATGAAGCAATCTTACCTTGTTCTGGTATTTCCCATTCACGAATATCTACTGGGTCACCACGGTAATTAAATATTTGTCGTGATTGTTGTTCTGCTTGAGCTTGCTCTTCATTCATTGGAGCTACATTTTTTGATATCTCTTGTTCGTTAATATCAAATGTGCCACGATTTCCTATTGCTGATTTAATTTGATTTCCATCAAAGACAATAAACATATTGCCATCTGGACTAATTATTCCGTCATAACCTTTTGCTTTAAGCTTATTGACTTCATTAATACGAGCAAACATATATCCATGTCTACTAACCTGCATAGATT